TTTTGTGTGTACAACCCTATCGACATAGACACGGTATGGGAACCCGTAGAGTTAGTGGCGTTGCTGATAAGAAGTATTACGCCATATTTATTAAATTGAACTGGGTTCTCAAGGTCTATATGGTCAAATATCAAAGAACCCTGACCTATAGTACCTGCGGAATATATAGCGTCGTTGTAGTGGTTGTAACCAGACAGAGTATATTGAGGCACAACACTTGCCGTAATCGTCGAGCCGTTCAAGCCAAACGACACCCCGTTAGAGTTACTGAAAACAACAGTCTGAAGATTGTTGGACGTAGTACCCGCTGAGACGTTAATAGCCCCACCACCGCCAGCAGCGGTGAGATAAGCGGGTATGCCGAGGTTAAGTCCGTTAGTCCCCAACGCACCTGTAATCACACTTCCGGCTGTTGTGGTAGACGTAAAGCCCGTACCCGCTATAGCCCCTGACGCTTGGGTCTGAACGGTTTGGGTTGTTATCCCGTTATGGCTAGCCGTGATCTGGCTGCTTCCAGACATCCCAAACGTAATGCCGTTGGAGTTGGCGAAGTTTACTGTGCCGCTTGTTGCAGTCTGAGTGCTTGCGCCTAATGCTACTCCGCCACCGCCACCCGCACCACCAATGATAGATATCGTGCTTCCAGCAGTAGAGATTGTGATGTTCGCGCCAGCTACGAGACTCGATGTAGCCGGGGCAGAGATAGCGATTTGGGAATTGTTAGTACCCGACAGGGTGAGGTTTATCCCAGAGAAGTTAAGCGTGCTACCAGAAGCAGTTGTATTACCTGATGTATTGCCAGACAAGTTGGCATACATGACTCCGCCAGCGGCGGCGGTGAGATAGGCGGGGATGCCCATATTGAGGCCATTAGTCCCCAATGCTGCTGTAATCACACTCCCGGCGGTTGTAGCAGAAGTGAAGCCCGTACCAGCTATAGCCCCAGAAGCCTGCGTCTGAACAGACTGAGTAGGCACCGTATAGGAAGCAACAATCGCATTACCAGCAGACGTATAGAACGTCAGTCCATTGGCGTTGCTGAAGCTGATGGAACTCGCAAGGGTCGCCGTACCCCCACCCGTACTATTAGTAGCAGCTACGGCAATAGATAAATTAGATGCGGATGATTGGGCCGCAGTTGTTAGGTAGGCTCCAGCAGACTGCAAAGCAGTCGTTATGTTACTGGCAAGCCCGAAGGTGATGGACGATCCAGCCGTAGAAGAAGACAGACTAGAACCTACGTTAAGACTGATAGCCCCTGAGCTTCCGTTGACGTTAGATACGTAGGAAGTAGGAGCCGCTGCGGCGCTTGCCGTAAGCGTGCCGTTATTTAGCCCAAATGTGATGCCGTTTGAGTTGGAGAAAATTACTGTCCCAGACGTAGCCGTCTGAGTACTCGCCCCGATTGCTACACCCCCACCGCCGCCAGCTACAGAAGCAGTAATCTGGTTGCTGCCAGACATCCCGAACGTGACACCGTTGGAGTTAACAAAGTTAACAGTGCCAGAAATAGCCGTTTGAGTACCCGCAGCGGCGGCTACCGCTTGGGCGGAGATGCCTATAGTTGCCCCAGTATTTGAGATAGTAATGTTATTGCCGTTGGACAACGCGGAGACTGACGGAACACTTGCTGTAAGCGTGCCGTTATTTAGCCCAAATGTGATGCCGTTGGAATCAGCAAAAGATACCGTACCAGTAGATACAGACTGAGTGCCTGCGGATACCGCGACACCACCGCCTCCAACAGCCGCAGTGAGATAGGCAGGGATAGCCATGGTAAGGCCATTAGTCCCCAACGCCGCTGTAATTGCCGTACCAGCAGTTGTAGTACTAGAAAAGCCTGAGCCAGCTATGTTTCCTGAAGCCTGAGTCTGAACGGACTGAGTAGGAACGGTGTAACTCGCCGTAATCTGGTTACTTCCAGCCATCCCAAACGAAATGCCGTTGGAATCAGCAAAGTTTACGGTGCCAGTAGATACAGACTGCGTACCTGCGGACAGTGCTGCGCCACCGCCTCCTCCGCCTCCTCCACCTGTACCGTAGATAACAATCGTTCTACCTGTACCAGACAGGCTTATGTTACCTGAACCTTGAAATACGACGTTTGTGCCGCTGACGGTGCTGGCACCTAGCGTGTTACCCGAGAGGGTGTAGTACTGATTGTGGGCTGAGTTCCAGTCAGAAGGGCGAACAATGTTAGTGTTCGTACCGTCCGCTATCTGGTTTGAAAATACGTGTGATATAGCCATATAGTTACGCTGCTAACCAAGCTAAAGTTGCAGTGCCCCCAGAGGCAGTGCCCTCCTTGATCGCAAAGCCAAGAGCACTGGAATACGCCGCAGTTGTGGGATACATCCCCGTGAATGTGCGGGTTCCTGTTGAGCCAGCGGCCGCACGGAGTTCATAGGCAATACACGAACCGACCCCGGCGGAATTCGTCCGAGATTTCTTAAAAACAATTTGCGTTGCAGCAGAAGGTTTTACGCTTGTGTCATCTGCGGCAAGGTTTGAACCATTCTTTCCACCACAGACCCAGACCGCAAGCGCATTTGCGGAGACTGTCGTAATGGCTGAAGCAACTGGGCTTAAAATGGAGTCACCTGAAATCGATCCGGCCACATCAACAGGGGATGTAGTGTCTGCCCCTGTAACGCGAAATATCCATCCTTCATCGTCCCCCCCAGCCGCTGTAAACGTCCACGCATAGCTTGCTGGCTCAGAGGCGGCTTTTCTCCACCCAATCCATGTCGCAACAAGAAAGGCTCCATTACCCCCCCAATTACTCGCAATCTGCGTCCAGCCGCTCGGTGGAGTAATTGACCCGGGGTTTGCTGGGTTATTGCAGTGAATGACTGCAATCATCAGATCGTCGTTTACTACGTTAGTAGGCACATTGACCGTAATGGTTGTATTGCTACTGCTATCGGCAACAGTTGCGCGGGTAAATCCGTTCACGCTTGTATCAAATGCTACTGCCATGATTAGGTTCCCCCCTTACCGCAATAACAAAGACACATTTGAATAGTACGGATCGAGAGGTGCTGTCCAAGTTGTCCAAGGGATAGGTATTGCTGCCATTAGACGCTACACCATAGGGCTGTGAACCAGCCCCCTTTTTACCCGTAGACAACAGTAACGGTGCAGTTGCTCAAGGTGCCGTGTACGTCCGTATCAAACAAGATTCCCTCGCCGGGGAGGATTGCGTTTGAAATAGTGGCAGAGGCTGGGGTGTCGATCTGAAGACGAGTGACGCCAGAAGCGCCACCGTCCCGAAGAATAACGCTGCCAGCCAAAGCTCCGCTAGTGACGATTACACTCTTGACGCGAGTACGGCTACTTGCGACAGCCGTACCTGTTGCAGCCAGATACGCACTTTTTACGTCTGTTTGCATAGTCATGGTAGCGTCTCCCGCTTAGCTATTACGGGCCAGTGACACTGGACGGAACGTAGGTGCCATCAAGTTGACGGACAAGGTACTCGACTACAAGGACTACAGGACCCGCCGACAATCCAGTACCGCCGAAGGTATACTTAATGGGCTGGTCAACCGTACCAATGTTAGCGAGGGTAGCGGCAGCGGCGACGGCAAACGTCATCGAAGACGCAAACGCGGTGCCGGTTGTCAGCGTGAAAGCGGTGGTGGCCGTTGTAGAACCGACAAAAACCGTCAGTGTGGGCGATGTACCAGTAATACCCGCCGTGTAAAGCGATATGTCTGTAATCAACGAGCCAGCGGGAATCCAAAAAGCCGTTGAAGTAGCAGCATCGCTGTACGTGAGCGTTGCAGACTGCCCAACTATAGTAGCGCCAACATTACGAACCAGACCAGCGGTGGTGCCGGTGGTGTTTTTTACCGTGCCCAGAAGCCACGGACCAAGGTGAGTTGCAAGTCCCATTGAAATATCCTCATGCACAAGTCGCTACGTCATCTGTGCATCGTCCCTCTAGGTAGGGCTGACGTAGCTAAAATAAGTCCTAGACCTTCTACCTATATACCGTTAGACAGTCTGTACGTCAAGAAAAAAAAACGCCCCCACGAGGAGGGCGTAAAAGCCGGGGGTTCACCCCGGCTACCTGCAAGAGAAGCTAAATCAGGTGGAACCTGACGAGCCAAACACACCCAGTGGATCGCTCCAGCCGAAGCTGTAACGCTCGCGGCTCTTATACCGGACGTTGCCGGTATCGAAATCACCGTCCATTGAGTTAGCCAGCGGGGTGCGGACGAAGTGCTTCAGGCCATTCGGTACATCCGTCAGCATGAACCAACCATTGGTGTCAGTGAGGAAGTGATTGACCTTGTAGCCTTCCGGGATCGAGCCCATCGCCTTCAGCGCGTTGATGTCGTTGTCAGTGGTGCCGACACGGAGTTCCGTATCCAGCAGTCGCTTAGCAACAAACATCAGTGCCGGGGGTACAACGAGTTTGCGGGGCTTGGCTGCGATCAGCAGACCACGCTCATCGGTCCATGCTGCTACTTGAATTACCGCCGCCTCAAGGGAGGTTTCGTTCAGGTCAGCTTGGGTCGTGAAGGTGTTGCTGTTGCTGCCACCGGAAACCAGCGGGTGAGCAGTCGAGAACAGCGAAACTCCGTCACCGCCGGGGCTGGCAGAGCTAAAGCCGTTGTTCAGGACAAATGCGCCCTTAACCTGCTTGGTGTACGCCATTGCACGAGCGAGCGCCTTTGTATAACGCTTGCTGAGCGAGTCGTACAGGTTATCTTCCACCGCCTCTTCGGTGATGGAGAAGCCCAACGCGATGGTCTCGTGGTTGTAGCGCGAGGTCCATGCTTCTTGCGCGTTGTCATACGCAATCGCAGTGCCTTCTGCCTTCACCGGAGCCGCCGAGAAGCCCGACAGTTTGGTTTCCTCTTCAAAAGAACGCTCAGAGGTCTCTACTTCGTAGATTTCCTTGTGTTCTTCGCCGTAGGTGCTGTACTCCATACCGAACAGAGCGTTCAAGCCGGGGAGCAGTTCTTTAAGTAGCTGTGCGCGTGAAATAGCCATTAGTTATGCTCCCTATTAAGCGGCAACAGAAGTGTAGTACTGGTGAACGCCGAAATTCAGCTTCACAAGCACTTCTGGGTATTGGGTGAACAGGATCGTAGACGGAGACGGTATTACAATAATCGTAGTACCCGCGTTAGGAGCCGACACTGCCAAGTTCAACGTAGCCGAGGTAGCCCCAGACGTTAGTGCGCCGGTAATGAACGAGCCAGTTTCAATAACCTGACCGTTAGAACCAACGTAGGAAACGCCTGCACCAGCCACAACCGCGTTTGCTACGCCCGTGGTAAGCGTAACCGCCGTGGTGGAGGACGAGCCAACACCAGTGGTGACAAACGCCGTATCACGAACTACATCGACAACACGAGCTACAAGGCCCGTAGTCGTTGCGGGAGCGCCAGAAGCAACAACTGCCAGCAGCGCATTACGGGAGTTACCCGAAATAGCGTCACCGGTGCTGTTGTCGATAGCACCCATGTTTTGGCCGATCATCGCAAGGTTAGCCGAACCAACCACGGTGGTAGCCGAGCAAACAACCGCCTTGAAGACCGTATCCGGGTCATCACAGACAACTGCAACAGCATCGCCAGCCAGCGTACCAGCGGGCCAATACTGCGAGAATTGCTTCTGCTTGGTGATGGGGTTGGTGAACGAGCAACCGAGGAAGACGCCCGAGAGGCCAACGCCTGCCGCAGTCGTACCAATTACGGCCTGACGCACGATAGAACCGCGAGTCAGTTGAACAAAGTCACCGTAGAAGATATTACTGTTGTAGCCGTAAGCAATCGGCAAATTGCGGGTCGAACCGGAAAACACCTGCCCGCCGAGCAGGTTTACCGGCTTCAAGCCATATGGCTTGTCAATCGTGGGATATGCCATTGTAGACTCCTAGTTAAGATTTATTCCCACGGCCAAAAGATGTAGTGGTGCGTTTCTCGTTAAAGAGCGGCATCCGTTCATCGTTCGACCGCATGAAGCTATTGTCAACAGCGTCCATCTGAGACTGCGCTTGGCGGGAGTAATAATCTGCCCGCTGTGCAGCCATCTCTTCAGGCGCTTTACACAACAACAACCCACCAATCTCAATGTTGTCCTTGAAACGGGTATTGTTGTTGGGATCAGTAAACATCATCAGTTCCGGTACATCAGCCGCCTTTACAGGCTCCCAACCTTCCCGAAACTTTGCAGACGCATTGGTAGGGTCCATTTGGCCCATAATGGTCGTCCGAATCCATCTAAATACCCATCCAGCCTGCGGTTGCGGGCTAGGAAGAGTCTCCGGCGGGGTCCATGCTTGCTTGCGCTGAGCGGATTCCCGATTCTCTACTTCACGAGCTAGACGATTATCAGCCATCTTTGTTCTCCAGTTTCATCATTTCTCTTGCATACGCTTCGTTGGTCAAGCCAAGTCTCTTGGCAAGCGCAACGGCGGATGGTGTCAGGCGGACCTGACGCGGCGCGGTACTCCGCGTAGCTGGAGCAACCACTGTAGTGGCTGATCGGCGCGCAGTAGACCTAGTCTGCTGCGGTTCAGCGTCATCGAAATAATCCGAAAAACGCTTTCTCATCGTCTCATTAACTCGTCGGTAGTAATCGTCGCTGCGCGGATCGACACCCGACCGGACCAATTTTTCGTGCAAACCCAATGCGAGGGCGGTCATTTCCTCGTCAACACCGAACCATTGGTTCTTTTCTCGCCATGCTTCAGCCTTGTGATCGACTGGCGCTGCGCGGGGTGTCTGAGCCTGTTGTGTATTTTGTACACTACTATTATCTTGCTGTAAAGAGGGTTTAAAACTTTCTACCTCACGCAATTTAAGTTTTGCGTCAGTAAGAGCCTCTTGAGCATTTGTAAGCAGGTCAGAATCACCTAGCTCATATGCCTGCCTGAGTTTCTCTTTGGCTGCTGCTAATTCAGCAGAAGCCGATTTAGACACCTCATGGACAAAAGCTTTTTCGCCCGCACCGAGGGTATAACGAAGTTTCTGATTCTCCTCGTAGGCTCGCTGAGCGAATTGCAAGGCTTCTTCCCGTTCACGGTGAGCCCGCTCTTTTTCGCGCCGCTCGTCGTGCCAGACTTTCTTCATCTGCCCGAGACGTTTCTTGACCTTGTCGGAATACTCCTCCAGATCATCGTTTTCCAGTTCTTCCACTACGTTTCGCGGTAGCGGGGATCGGCCACGATCCTCTGGAGGGGTATCGTCAGTAATCTCAATCTCAAGATCATCGCTACCGCTAGTAACTTCAATCTCGTCGGGGAACTTGTAGTCTTCGTCAGCCATTTAAATAACTCCTTATGCGCGGTACAGACCGCGTGGATCTTCAACGACACCTTCGACAGTATCGTCATTGATGATGCGCCACTCCGTGCCATGAATCTTCAGGCGGGTACCGGAGTACGACCTGACCAACACGAAATCGCCCACTTTGCACCAAGGCCCGGTCGGAAACCGCTCCTTGTCGCTGTAAGCCATATCCCCCATCTTGGCGACGAACAGGACTACGGTAGTCTGCTCCTCGACCCGGACAGTCTCAGTGGCTTTGATCAAGCCGGAATCCCCGTAGGTGTCCTCAATCTTGGGGACCATACAGAGAAGGCGGTAGCCTTTCGGTTCAGGCAATTGCCTTGCCTTATCGTCAGCTTCTGCTTGAGTTCTCTCTACATTTACGTCACTCATCGGCACCTTCCTCTAGGCGTTTTGCAAGGTCATCTATAATTTGCTTTGCGTGGTTAAGACCCTGAATCACCCCACAAAGACGTTGATACTCCGCGTAGTCCTTTACCCCGCCTCGGGTAAGGTGGTCGGATATGGTGTGCGCCTGTTCATCCAGCTTGCTATGCAAGTGAGCGACGGCGGATTGTTGACTCATTCATCCTCCTTTTTCTTGGGTTTACTAGCTTGTTTAGCCTGCGCGACACGCTGTTCGCGGTTGTTCTCGACTTCTTTGTTCCGTAGGGAATGCTCACTACCCATGCGGTAGCCGTCCATCTCCTGCTGTGAATCTTTGAGACGCATTTGATTTGCGGAGTCCTCCGAACGCATCTCGTTCTGCTCTTTCTTGTGCATCATGTCGTACCCAAGACGGGCACCATCTAGTTCATTCCGCATCCCCATCTCTCTCTCGCGCAGGCGTAACTCGTCTCCACGGGCGATTACGTCAGCTTGGTCTTTCATTTTCTTGCGCTCGATCTCAGCCATTTGTATCTGAGCATCAAGCTGAAGCTCCTGCCCTTTCAGGTCAGCAAGCTGTTTCTTGATCTGCAAGTCCATCTGCTGCATCTGCACCAGCGGATCTTGTTGTTGCTGTTGAGCCTGTTGAGCCTGCGCTTCTGCCTTGTCCTTCTGGAGAAGGCGATCTGCTGCTTGAGACGCAAGTTGCGAAAGCTGTACCTCAATCTCAGGCGTGAGGTGCCCAACTTCTTTATCGTCTCCATCGAAATCAGGAGGCGGGGGAAGCGATGCCCCGAGTTGTTTCTCAAGGTCTTTACGGTACTGGAACCCAACGTGTTCCATCAGGTGATCGTTCGCTGCGGCCATAATGGCCTGAGCTTTGGGGTTCTGCCCCATGATGGCGGCAATCTTCGGGTCTTGCATCATCGCCATGTGTACAGCGATATGTGACTCATGGTCTTGGTACAGGAACGCTTTGACCGGCTTCCCGCGCATGATCGCCATGTTCTCCGACACCGGATCAAGCGGCTTCATGTCCGTCTCGTCAGGTATGAGTTTATCTGCGTTCTTGATACCCAGAGTCTCAATCATCTGCCGGTGGAGCAGTGGCAGGTCGTAGATATCGGGTGAGGTCTGGGCTAGCTGAAGTACCGCTTGGTACTGCACTACTCTCTGGGCGAGTGTGGACGCGTTGGGGTCAGACACGGGGAGAACGTCCACCATGTCGTAGTCAGACTTCTTAGCTCCCGCATCGCCTACGTTCGGCTCGTAGCCGTACTCCTCCGGGGTGTTGTCCCGGATAATAGCTGCGATCAGCTTGAACTCTTGCTTCATGGCAAAGTGGACGCGGGCTTGTATAGCCGACATCACTTTCAACGCCCGCTCCAGAATAGCCAGCGTTGTACCTACCGGAGCTTGACCGGACATATCCCCGATCTTCAGGTCCGCAGCGGCAGCGAACTGCTTGCCGTCTTCTACAATCTGCCCCATCAAGGCAGCCAATGTCTGACTGGGCTCCTTATAAGGAAGGGGCAGGATGTTGTCGCGGATCGCTCCACTCGGCAGGTCTACGTCCCTGAACTCACCGGGGGCGATGGGGGTGTCATCTCCCTTGATCCGAAGGCCACGGGCCTTCAGTCCACCGGGAAGGTTCGCGAGAGTACCCGCATCAACCAACTGACGAAGGAGGCTTGTAGCCGCCTGAGTATGCCCACCGATGAGGTGGATGAGACCGAAGTAATAGAAGCCGAAGCCGGGGATATATCCGTAATGGACGAAGTGCTGTCTGCGGAGCTTGAGCTTATCGTCTTCAAGCCAATTTCGCCGGATGGCAAG